GTCCACTTCCTCCGTGGATAACCGTACCAGTCGAAACTACTGGAGCAGATGTTTGAGTTGTGCTATCTGTGAAGGTTAAACCAAAGCCGTCAATTTTCATTGGAACAGCACCACCACTACCACCTGCTCCGTAGTCTGGTTGTAGTGATATGTATGGATTTTCAGAACTAAATCCTCCAGTAATATTTATAGGATTGTTAGTTCCAAGTCCATATAAACAAAAACCTAATTCTTGATAATAAGACTTAGTTCCAAATGCTGCGTCTGACCAAGTAACGCCATCACTTGTATATGTTACATTAGACCAATTCACTTCATCTTGTTCAGCAGTTGTTCCAAAACTTAAACCATACACACCAAGTTCTGCTCCAGAATTAATTGAACTTTGCCACACACGCAGACTTGTTCCTGCTTCTCCATCTAAATACAGCGGACGAGGAGTTGTCGAGTTCTGCTCAGTCGTAGTCAACCAACCTGCTTGCCAGTTAAACTCGTAACCAACCGAACAGACTAAACTAAGACCGTTAACACCACCACGGTTGGTATCAAAGTTTCCTTCACCGATATATTGACTGGCAGTTCCAAACAAGATGTCACCTGTCATCGTGCCGCCAGCAAGGGGCAAGAACGAGCCGCCACCACCACCTCCTCCAACATCAGCCATAGTTGCAAACGGATTTGCCGATGTAGGTGATGCCGCATTAGTAATACCTGCAAGTTGGTCAGATGATATTTCATCGCCAACATTGACTACATTCATTTCTGGCTTTTCTGTAATATTTATACTCATTAGGCAAAAGATTCAGTTATCGAAACACTGTTATTGGTATCTGTTGAGTCATAAACCCAAATAGGTCCGTTATAATTATCAAGAGATATCGTCTGACCTGCATAAAGTTTAATTCCAGCATCTCCATCACCAACAGAATTAGTTTCTTCAAGGCCAAGAACTATTTCTGTAATGCCTTGGTTTTGAATTACAGTATTAAGTCTTCTTAGAGGAGCAGGAACGACATCGCTAAAAGCAGACGATGCTGCAGGATTTCCTGCGTCTCTGCCATCATTATAGAAGGCAGAATACATTCTTTTTGTAAACGGACTGGAGATTTGAATATAGTTCATTTTTGTTATTAGTAAGGGTTATGGAAATTAATCTTAAATGTTTGACCTTGTTGTCTTGTAATTTTATCTACTTCAAGCATTAACATAGCATTTGCTTCTTGTTCTGCAACTTGAGCGATATCTTGCATGCCTTCTGAACGCAGATAGTCTGATTGAATTGCTCTTGCAAGATAATTGCCAAAAATATAAGGGATTTGAACTTTTTGCCATTTTGAAGGATGGCTTAAAGGACTGTTGTTCGTTGCTTGCGAAAGGCAGTTATATAGATTGCCAGCATATTTTGTTCCAGCCGTAGGAAAATATTTTCCAGTTCCAGAACCAATGTCAAAATAAACCTGTGAGTTCTCTTGATAAACAGTAGAATTGTCCCAAGGCATTCCGTAAAGTTGAGGAGGTATAAGCCTATATTCAACAAACACATTATTATTAGTGTTTGAATCAACTAAACATCTATAAACTCCGTTTACATAAGTAAATGAGTAGTTAAGAAGTTTATTTCTAGATGTTTCGTGTGGATTTAGATTATATATTGCAAAAATCTCTCCCATAGTATCAGGAACATCAAAATAGAATGAAGGAACGTCTCCTGTTCCCTCAGTAAGAATTACTTCTTCAACCGTAATTAACTCAGGCCATTTATCTGATTCCCAGACAGTCCTAAGTCTTGACGAGGCAATATCACGCAATTGCATGAATGTGCTGTCATTAAAATCTTCTCTATCTAGGCCAGTAAGTTGAATTGCCTGATAAAGTATGGTCGAAAAATCAACTGTTCTCATGATATGATGCCTCCAGTTGAATCGAATAATGTGCCGTTCACAACCGTCTTTTTCTGGTTATGAACTACAACTTCGGGGTTATCCCGCTTGAACTCACGAATGAATTCTTTGTCTTTCCAGCAGTCGTATGACTTAAATTTTTGTCCCCAATAGTGATATGCGTCTGCATGGACACGCATATGCATTTGTCCGACACCCTCAATCGCCTTCCGTTCTTGAAACTTGTGTTCATGTCCAAGAACGGAAGACTCATGATGGGCTTTAATCTCAGACATTCTCCAACCACGAACCAGTTCCTCACGCACCTGATTTACCAGATGAGGAGGAATAAGTTCTTGAAGGTTGGATATGATGCCTGACATCAATTAGGACGCACCGTTGAACTTGCCAAACGCCAGAGGATTGTGGACGCAAAGCGAAGCCACAGTCTTGATGAGTCTTGCAGGGCCACCGCCGTTGTCCTGAAGTTCCGTGATGCTAGCGATATCGCCACCGTAACGGATTTCGAGGAGGTCAAACGGAATGATGTAACCGCAATAAGTGTTCTTCAGGAAGTGCGAAGGGTGCAGACGGAGCGAACCGAAGTCACCTTCAAAGAAATCAACCGACTGAATGAACTGCGAAGCAGATGCATCTCTAGTAAAGGTTTGAACCTTAACGGCAGACGAAGCACCAGTTTCAACCTTAGTAGAGTTGGTCAAGTTAGTGAATGCTCTCTTAATCTTTGTGCCAACAATTGCATCGTAGTCACGATACACGCCAGTTTTATCATAGATTGAGGAGAGCACATCCTGCACATCCGTGTCAGTCAATGCTGCAGAAGTAGCAGTAGAGATTGAGGTAGTAGGAGTGCGGAAAGCAGCAGGGACTGGAAGGTATGTGTCACCAGTGAAGTCATTTTTAATCCAAGAATCGAGACCTCTGGAAACATACGCTGCGTCAACGCCATTGTCTGCTTGAGGCTTATTTGCCGAGCAGAAGGTTTTTTCCATATCACGCTTGAGCATGAGGGAACCTTTAGCAATGTTGTTAGCCAATTCGTCACGAACACCAGCGACATTTGCGATGTCGATAGTGAGAGGAGACACACGGACCGACTTGCGGAATTCCTGAATGTGATTCGACAATTCGTAGCGATATTGAGCAGAGCCATCCTTAACGAAGTTGTTAACATCGGTAGTAAGGTTGACATCAGTGCCGTCAATCACGCCAGTGCCGACAGCGGCATCAGGAAGTGAATCGACTTGCCAACGCATGAGCGTATTGCCGGGTTTGGAACCCTTCTTGGTCATCGCAAGGAGGGGAGTTTGTTTTGCGTCAACGAGGACGATTAGGTCTGCGAGGTCTTCTCGCTTACCTGCGGGGATACCGGGTTCTGTGAGTTTTGCCATATTAGTAGTAGGGTGTTATATGAACTTAGACGCTATCACTGCTGCAAAGTCATCTCTATTGCCAGTCTTTGAGAATCTGTTTAGTGCATCTGTCGAGCGAGCATCAGAACGCTGCGTAGGCACTGCATTTCCTCTAGGTTGAATCGGAGCCTTGACCTGTGATGTATTACCACCTTTAGCCTTAGCCTCTCTAGTCAACATGCCACGAACATAATCACCAACGACCATTTTGTAATCGGGGTATCTGATAACTTCAGGGAAAGCCTTTATGAACGATTCAGCAATCTGCCGTTCACGACTCGACTTATCCTTCCACCATCTATATTCAGTGTCTGCTAACTGGTCCACTTGCGATTTGTCTGAAACATATTTCAAACGCTTCGGCAGGTGTTCCTCAAGAGCATCAATAGCATTGAGTTTAATCCGTCTGATATCATCAGGCGTATATTCTCGCTCAATACCATCCTTGTCGGTGTAAGTAGTCCCATCAGCATGCTCTTCGCACCAGCGTCTTACTTGTCTTGCCTGAGTCGCTTCGGACTCGATTTCTGCAAGATTGTTCAGATGTGAATACGGATTAGCAGGGTCTGATTTGATAACAAACTCCTCCTTGGACTGCGATTTAGCCTTCTCATACTCATCTTTTATTTGAGCAAGTTGGTCTTTAAGTGCTTGAGCCTCTTCCTCCGCTGCTTTACGCTTGGCGGTCAAAGCATCAATACGCTTTTGGACATTCTTTGAGAATCCTTCGCTATTGTCCTCACCTTCCTGACTGTCATTAGAAAGAACTTCTTTCTCGCCAGTAGCATCCGAGTCCGAGAGACTATAATCTTCCGTATCGTATGACTGGTCTTCCGTCCCACTTTCAGCAGGGTCGGCATTCTGTTGGCGGTCTTCATCTCCACCAAGTTGACTTAGGAAAAAATCCTTGAGTCTGTTCTGAGAAACGATATCTGAAGAGATATCGCTAACACCCTCTTCGCCGTAAGGCTGGGCGGGGTTTTCACCTGTTGTTTTTGTATCCATGCTAAATCGTAGCAAGTCGTTGTTATATGACTGTTACAGCGTTTTTGTGGTTCGCAGAAACCATATGTCGATTAATGTATGTTAAACCTACACATTCAAGCATTAAAGCAAGAATATGTCGATTTTATACTTCATCGTCATCAAATTTGATATTGTTGGCATCTAGAGCAGCCCTTCGCTCATCTCTAAGGGCATTATAAATATCTGTGAGTGCAGCAGCCCTACCACAAAAATACGCTCTGTTTTCGCCAGCCCTATCACCATCAATAGCATATTCTGTTTCGGTCTCAATGTTTTTTTTGATTATGAACATGATGTGTTCCCACACTGGGTTATGTTCAGTAAACCCAAATGTTGACCTGTTATATTCTGATGATTTCATTGTTGAGGCATTCCCTCTTGTTGAATCTTGTCAGAAACAGGAGTGACTCCAGTTCTTCCAATTTGTTTGTTCTGTTGTTGCATAACAGACATCTGAAGGTTTTTGCTATAATTTTGAACAAGCATTTGCGGAAGTTGTTCTGATTGAACGACTTGCTGTGCTTTTGGTGACTTTTGAATGACATCTTGTAGATATTGCAACTTAGTCTGAGCAGTAGGGTCGTTTTCAACATACTGAGGCTCGATACCAAGAAGCATCTTAACAACATCGCTTTGGACATCGTTATACATTCTTTGCGATGCAGAAGTTTGGTCTGTTACGATTTCCTTAGCAATGTCAGGCGAAATAGCCCTGACAAGAAGACCAACTAGTTTGTTTCTATCAATCACGCCACCAGTATCTAAAGGAATGACAAACTGCATAATTGATTGCAGTTTCTTCATGACATACTCGTTGTCCAAGTCACGGACATCAAACTTGACCTCAAAGTCAAATCGCTCTGCAATATCAGTTACTCCATAAGGAACTTCCTGACCAGTGATTCTTGCGACTTCCTCTGAACTGAGATATTGTAATGCCAGTTGAAGCATCATCGTATATGCCTCTGTCATTGCTTCAAGGAAGTTATCTGTATGCATCTGCTGCATAAGTTGAGCCTTTGTCTGAGGGATGAGTTCGCTAATTAGGCCGAAATAATTCGCCGCATTCTTCTCAACCTGCTGGATTAAATTAAATGCAAGGCTAGGTGAGCCAGTGGGCGGCGAAAGGTATGCAAAATCGTCTTGGCTTGTAACAGGAATCTGAATAGCAGGACCAATCTTGTTAATTCCCTGAACCCTACGCTTGACCAATATAGGTGGAACAGTTTCAAGCGAAGACCTGTCACGAAGTGAATCGTGTTGTGCTTTTAGTTCCGATTGGTCGGTTGTTAAGATTTCAGTAATGCCTCTTGCATCAGAAAATGCCTTACGAATATTTTCACGGCGAAGAGGAACGAAAGGATATTGACCATGAGCATAGTCTAACTTCTCATGTTTCAAGTAAACATTTTCACGGCGGTTATGAGGGCAGAACACCGTGTAGTAAATGCAAGGCTTGTTTTCATCATCAACATGTCTTACATATGCGTAGCAAATTTCTACTAGATTTTGGACGAAGTATTGATTTTGTGCAATGCTAGTAACTCTAGGCATTACAGTAGGGTCATTGAACCACGACTGCTTGCCAATGGTTTTAATGGCTTCTTCAGCAGCAGCAGCATCCCAATTGTCGGAGCCAACCATCATTCTGATGTCAACCTCATTCATGAACAAGCGTCTGAAAATAACACGGGATTTTTGCAGTTCGATTGTTTCAGGAGGGAAAACGATATCGTCATATGGCTTAAGTGCCACAGCAGCAGGAATGTTGCGAACAATAGTATCAACGAAAATTTTGCCTTCGCCAGTTTCACGGAGGTCTTCAACTAGTTTAATCAGTTCTTCCTGTTTTGCGTTTGGAATGACCTGACTAATGACTGAAGCAGCCAGTTCCGTCTGTGCAGGATTTTTAATATATTCAAGAAGTTGAGCAGCGGGTGAATCAGGTTCAAGTTGAGAGATTTGTATTACTGCTTGCTCAATTTCTTCAAATGTAACTACTTGTGCTCTTTTGCCTAAGATTTGCTCCCAAGTAACATGCATACAAGACCAACCATATTGCATTGCCCAGTTAACCCATAGTTCTACTTCTCTGCGAAGTTCAATTCTAAGTCTATTAACTACAAGATGGTTAAGTAAAATTGTTAGTGATTCTGCATAGGGTGCATCATCTATTGTAATGCCTGACACCTTAACTTTGCTTGCTTTCCATGCATTCATCAACATTGCTACTTGCTCGTTGATGACTCTATCAACTAATCTATTGCGAACATCAGATGCACCCTCGAAAGGCATTGCTGGGTCTGATTCGTCTCGTTTGTCAGAATGCTTTTTGCCGTCAGTTGTCTGACCATGCCATTTGCAAAAGCGGATGTTGTCGTTATCAGTTGTCTCAGACAGATTTGAACCGTGTGAAATTGAGCGACCAAGTTCAAGCACAAGTTCGTTGATGTCGGGCGTGTCGCTCGCAAAAACTAACTTGTCTTGGTTGAAGTTATATTTATTTGACATTGATTAAATTTGTCTTGATGTGATTGATAAGTGAATCTCTATAAAATCTGTGTTGGCCTCCTGATGTCTTATAGACAGTCACTTTGCCAGCCTTTCTGAGTTTATCTAAATATTGAGTGTCGAGTCCAGTCATTTCTGCCGCAAGGCTTTTGTTGAGTAGTATAGGATACTTGGTATTAATAAGAAAAGGGTTCTCCTCTTGATTTGAAGGAGTCTTTGCCACAGTATTGTGGTTCCATGACTGCGAGATATCTGAGGCAGTCGATTGGGTCTTTACAGGCTCCTTTATCGCCGTCAAGTCCTGTCCACTCTTTGAGAGCGAAAATGAGGTTTTTGCATTCTTCGGATACATAAAGTCTTGGTTGATTGATTTTGCTTAATGGTTCAGATTGATTCCAATAAAGCAAGTCATTTATAATTGCAACTCCTTGTTCAATGGAAACACCAGATGCTGGAACGAAATACATGGGTGCATCTCCTTGGTCAAGTAGTTCTATTAACGAAGTTCCACCTTCTTTGCCAGCGGCTTGTGTAGCACCAGCCCTAGGGTCGATATAACGCTCAACAATGTCTTCATCTTTCTCAAGTTCTTTTATTTTAGCCTTATAATCATCTAAACCCATTCCAGCACCATTTTTCTGGCCTGAACCCATTTTACCATCAGATTTCTCTCCCGGCAATGCCCATTCTCCTTGAGATATATCAGGATGCTCACGATATACATACATATTATCGTCTTCATCAACTCGCAGCCAAAGCATGAACCAATTTCTTGCCCCAGCAGGGTCAACTACCATATAATTAGTTCCATCATTAGGAATTTTGTTTTGAGGTATTAGATGAACTTCTGAGAATCGTGGGAATTGTGCTCCACTTGTGTTTTCAGCCCATCCATAAGCACGAATTTTGATTTCATTCGTATTTTTGCCCTGAAGTGTTGATGCTAATTGGTCAAATGGGTTATATGGATTCAATTTGCTATGAAACCACATGATTCCTGCGTTAGAATTCATGGAGTGAGCCAAAAATGGCATTTTTCCCTTAGGACATCCCATAACATGCGTTTTATTCTTGTCTAAAAGGTCTGCTTCTAGGTAATCCTTAAAAGTGCATCCAGCAACATAGTCCTTAACGACCTGAGAATAGCCAAGAACAGGAGTAAATGTAATAATCAATTTACCACGGCGAGTAACGATACGATATCGCAGCGTCTCAATCCAGTCAAGAGGCACAAGTTCGTCACACCAGATAAGGTCAACCTCTCCACCCTCGATAACTCGCTTATCTTGAGCATAATTCATGAAGAAACATTGACTCTTATTTGGCAAAATAAAAGTATTGTCTGAAAAACCATTCTTCTGCGAATAAGAAACATTAGTAATCTTAGTTTTTCGTGCATTCTTCAATTCTGGC